TTTCCAATGGTTTGCTCCAGCAGGAACCACAAGAGGTGTTGTACAAAATGCAAGTGCAGTTGGACATATTACAACCGAAGGTGAATTTAAAGCAATTACATTAAGTCAAGGACAACGTGATGCAATGTATACTGCTAAGTTGAATCCAATAACAACATTCCCTGGACAAGGCACAATTATATTTGGTCAAAAAACATTGCACACAACAACAAGTGCTCTTGATAGAGTAAATGTTGCTAGATTGGTTGCATATCTCAGAGATAGATTTGATGAATTAGCTAGACCATTCTTATTTGAAATCAATGATGATCAAACAAGAGCAAGAGCAAAAATTGCATTTGAACGTTTCTTAGCAGATATTCTAAGTAGACGAGGTTTGAATGACTTTGCAGTTGTATGTGACACAAGTAATAACACACCAGCAAGGATTGATCGTAACGAATTTTATGTAGATGTTGCAATTGAACCAAGCAAAGCGGCAGAATTTATCTATATTCCAATTAGATTGGTGAATACTGGTGCTTTATCAACTACAAACTAAAAAAAATTAACATAATACTTAATTAGGCGTCCAAGGGCGCCTAATTTTTTGACTGAAAATCATAAATACGTATAGCCGGTATTACAAGGAGATAGTTATGGCAGTTATTACAACATTAGGTGTTCCAGATAATCAAGGTAACACAACAACAATTATGCCTAAACTCGCTTATCGTTTTAGAGTTAATTTCATTGGCGAAGGCTTCAGTGGAGTTCCCACAAGAAGTGTCATAAGCGTTACACGCCCAGGAATAACTCACGATGAAGTGATGGTAGATGCATACAATTCTAGAATTTATTTGGCTGGTAAACATACATGGGATCCAGTTTCAATAGTATTAAGAGATGACGTAGACAGTGCAGTATTAAGAGAACTTAATAATCAGCTTAATAGACAAGTTGATCATGCAAATCAACAAAGTGTAAGAGCAGGAAGTGGATATAAATTCCAAATGTTAATTGAAAGTTTAGACGGTGCTAATCCAACACCGGGTGTACTAGACAAATTTGAATTAGCAGGTTGTTACATATCAAACTTGCAGTATGGCGATATGGCTTATGCAAACAGTGATCAGGTACAAGTAACAGTAACCATTCGTTATGATAATGCAGAAATTTTTGATGCCGCTGGCAATGCTACATTGACAGGTGCAACACTAGATCAAACAGTAAGCAACGCAACCGGCGCAGGCACTTAATTAAGGTAACCAATGGGACTTATTAGTACAACCGGCCCTCTTAATCTTGCCGCTGAAAAGTTTAATGTACAGCATGGTAGTCAAGTGCTTACTGGCATTCCTCGTCAAAAATTTCAATTCAGCGTTAATTTTATACTAAATCCGCAAGTCACATTGGAAGATGATAGTTTCGGAAGATTTTTTACATTTGATAGAGTTTCAAGTGCAGGTCTTCCGGACTTTGATTATAGTCTTGTTAGATTAAATCAATACAATAGACCTAGATTTGTTGCAACAAGATTAGAAACACAGCCTATTACTATTATTTTTTATGATACAAAAGATAATCAATTTGGTTATCTATTAATGGCATACGCTCAGCACTATTTTCATGGACACAAATTAGATCCTACTACAGCATCTGCGTATGATGTAATAAATGGAAATTTTGCAAGCGGAGAAAGCAATAATTTTGGTGCTAAATCCATTCCAGGAGATCAGCGTTTTTTCTTTGAGCAAATTATTATTAATCAACAAGATACAGCTCAAGGTGGCAGACGCACCACTTTACATAATGTCATGCTAGCTAACGTTAATCATGATAGATTAGATTATAGTGATAGTAATCCTGTTCAATATACTGCACAATTTCAAGCAGAACATGTCAATATTGATGCACTACCAGCAAGTAGTCAGCAAAACGCAGATGCACAAGCAGTACAAGGTGGCCGTGAAGCATCTATTGTGGCTAACAGAAATAGTGCTTTGCAAACAATGCAATCATTTGGAGATGTTGTTGTTGATGCAAGTGGTAATATAGTAACAGACAGCTATGGAAATCCGGTCTCCGCAAGCTAGTAATAAATACTACTAGAATGGCAAACAAATTCCAACAAGGTATATATGAAGTAAAAAATCCTCGCAAGTATGTGGGTAAACATCGGCCCAAATATCGTAGTGGTTGGGAATTAAAGTTCATGCGTTTGTTAGATACACACCCTAACATCTTAGCTTGGGCTAGCGAAGCACACAGAATACCTTATCGTAATCCTGCAACAGGTAAGAACACACATTATGTACCAGATTTTTTTATTGTGTACGAAGACAAGAACAAACAACGCAAAGCAGAAATGATTGAAATTAAACCTGCAGGACAGACACTTGCTTATGCCAGAGGCACACTACAAAAAGCCCAAGCAATAGTAAATGAAGCAAAATGGCAAGCCGCAAAAGTTTACTGTCAAAGACAAGGAGTTGGATTTAGAGTGTTAACTGAAAATGAATTATTTAACAATCCTAAGAAAAGGAAACGTAAATGACCAAAAAAATTGAAGAAGTTTTTGATTTACCACCAATAGAGCATGAAGTAAATGCACAATATCCAACAGACGAAGAAGAACAAACCACAGGATTAGATTTGGAAAAAATGCAAAAACAATTAGAGCAAGCAGATAAAATTGACGCCGCTCTTCCACAGGTCCGAGACTTGGAAGCATTAGATAGTGATATGGACAAGTATGCTGATAAAGCAATGCATGCCTTTCAGGATCTTATGGATCTTGGACAAAATGTAGAAGACAGGCATGCGGCAAGTGTATTTGATGTAGCAAGTAAAATGATGACCAATGCCATCACAGCCAAAACAGCTAAAATGGATAAAAAATTAAAGATGGTCCAACTACAATTGCAAAAAGCCAAGTTAGATCATGCAGAAGCCAAAATAAAAGGCGGAGATACTGCTATTCAAGGCGAAGCAGAAGAGTTTGAAGACCGCAATAGTTTGATCAATGCAGTCATTGATAAAATGAATAAATCGGATAAATAATTACAACGAAGGAAGTCATGATGAAAAGTTTGAAACAATACCTAGCAGAATCTGAAAAAACCTATGAGTTCAGACTTCGTAGTCTAAACGAGATTTCAGATGAACATATGGACCGAATCGAAGCACATATGAAAAAATACAATATGGAGAGCATGAGTTCGCCTAAGAAAACTATTATGCACAAGCCACGTGGCTTTGCTGATGTAGGCGCACAAGAAGTTTACATGTACGATTTTTCAACAAAGCTACCAGCTACTCCACACACATTGCATGAAGAAATTGCAGGTATTTGCGGAATTAGTTTAGGTCATATGATAGTAAACAATATGAACGAAGCTGAAGAGCTTTGGGAAGTTGAAGAAGAATCTGATGAAGAATCAACTAGTATATTAGCTGACGCAGATTACAGCGAAGCTGAAAAAATAAACCCAGAAGATCATTACGGAGATAAATTCAACGAAAAAATGGTCAAAGATGCTAAAAGCAAAGAATTAACAAAAGAATATAAGGTGTAATATTATGAATTTAGAAGACTTAATTAAACTTGCAGGAGTTACAAAGTCCCCATATGACACACCAGTGCAAGAACAGCCAACAGAAATCGAAAAACAGCCAGTAATGGACGATGCTGAAGGTATGAGAACATTAATTGCATTGGTCACTCCAGAGCAATTAAATCAATTAACAGGTGAAGCACCTGTTGAAGAAGAAGGTTATGCTAACAGTGGTGACCATTACAGTGGCGAACCAGAAGAATACAAAGGCACATTAGGAAGTCCTGCGGACCTAAGCCTTAGACGTTATTTGGGTGCAAATGGTCAACCTGTACATGTAGATGAAACAAAAGTATATGAAGATCATAAAGTAGAAGATATCACTGAAGCGTGGAAATCATACAAAGCAGAACCAGTAGCAGAAGTTAAAACAGAACTTGAAGAAGCAGTAGTCGACGAAGATGATGTTGAAGAAGATAATGCATTCAACACTGCGGCGGCTAATGCTAAAAAAGCTGGTAAATCACATTTTACATTCAATAATAAAAAATATCCAGTAAAAATAGATGATAAAACTGCTGATGCACTTACAGATGACATAGACAGAATTAAAGATTTAGCTGGTGTGCAAGTAGACGAAGCACCTTTCCCAGGTGAATTTGATTACACTAACTCTCCTCAAGAAGATGAAGAAATCAAAGCAATTATGATGAAACATCCAGAAGAAGCTAAGAAGTTGAAGGCAACTGGAGATATAGATAGTGGTTCTGATTTATACATGGATTTATTCAGTTACTATTTAGACTCGGGTGAAATGCCATATGGTACAGCAAAAGCCAGAGACGGAGATCCAGTAGAATGGATCCTAGATAGACTAGACGACATGGGTATGCCTATGGGAAATTTAGAAAGTGTTGAGCAAGACAAACTTCGAAACCAGTTTACAGTACGTACATTTGATGAAAGTTTAAATGATGCGTTACCGTATGTAAATGCATTAGTGAAAGAAATGAAAGCAATTCGAGAAGCTGATGAATTTACAAAACAGACCATGGATAGTCTTGTAGCCACTATAGATAAAATGGATAGTGTCAAATTACGCAAGGGTATCGATGTTAAAAGTGATCCAGAAAACCCTATGAACTTTAGTAGTTTTGGAAACATGCCTAAGGAAAATCAGATTGCTACAGTATTAGAATATCTAGGCAATTCAATAGAGTTTTCAAAAAGTCAGGATCAACTTGTGACTTTACTTACTAGAATGAGTGACGAAATGGAACGAGTGAAAGATAAACCAATGATGGTAAAAGTTATTGGTGCTATTAAATCATTAATGCCAAAACTCACAACTACAGCAAGTGAAGGCACAGATATTAAAAAAGTGTCTGTTGAAAATTATATGGAAAGAAAATTATCTAATTACGAATTTGATAAACTTTTTGGTTGACAACAACATTAATTACACATATACTAGTGACTATATATAAGTAGTCACGAGGCATACTTAGGCAAAACATAGGCAAAATATAGGAGAATAACTATGGCAACATTGGCAGAAATACGTGCAAAATTGCAAGAGCAAGAAAACCGCGGCGGCGGTTCTAGCATAGGCGGAGGCGGCGACAACGCTATCTTCCCATTTTGGAATATCCCAGAAAATTCAACAAGTGTACTTAGATTTTTACCAGATGGTGATTCGAGTAATACTTACTTTTGGCGTGAACGTCAGATGATTCGTTTGGAATTTGCAGGTGTAAAAGGCGATCCAAATAGTCGCAAAGTAACTGTAAACGTTCCATGTAACGAAATGTGGGGTCCTGTGGGTAGTTGTCCTGTGCTAGCAGAAGTACGCAACTGGTTTAAAGATCCTGCATTAGAAGACATGGGTCGTAAATATTGGAAAAAACGCAGTTATGTGTTCCAAGGTTTTGTAGCTGAAAGTAGTCTACAAGAAGATACTACACCTGATAATCCAATTAGAAGGTTTATTATCAATCCAAGCATTTTTAATATTATTAAAGGTGCATTAATGGATAGTGACTTTGTT